TTTGCTGACTTGGCAGAGATGTATGCAAGTGATGAATCTTATGAGCCAGGCACAGTATTAGTGTTTGGAGGAGAAAAAGAAGTTACAAAAAGCACACAATTTTGTGATTCAAGAATAGCAGGAGTTGTTTCAACTGAACCTGCACACTTAATGAATAGTACTCAAGAAGGAGTTGCAGTAGCATTAAGAGGTAGAGTTCCTGTAAAGGTTGAAGGACCTGTAAAAAAAGGAGACGTAATTGTTTCCGCACCGACACCAGGCGTTGCAACAGCATTAGATCAATATAGTTCTATGCCTCATGCAATTTGCATAATTGGTAAATCATTAGTAGAAGATAGTAGCACTGAAATAAGACTTATTGAAGTAGTGGTTTAATCTTAAAAAGATAAATACTATTGAGTAAGAGGGAGAAAGGATTTGATAGATCCTGTAAGTGCATTTGCCGTAGCCACTACGGCATACAAAACAATTTCAAAAGCAGTAGCCGTTGGACAAGACATTGAAAACGTAACAGGTCAGTTAGGCAAGTGGTTTACAGCAACAGCAGATATACGAAAAGCAAAAGACCTTAATAAAAGGGCACCGCTATTTAAAAAAGTTTTTGCGGCTGGTTCAGTCGAAGAAGAAGCATTACAATTATTAATGCACGAAAAGAAAGTGCAGGAAATGGAAAAGGAGTTACGTACTTTATTAAATTTCCGCTACGGATATAAAACGTGGGAAGAAATGATTGAAATGCGTAGAAAGATAGTCAAACAAAGAGAACAAGAAGTGTATAAGGCTGAAGAATTAAAAAGAAATTTACTTGAAGGCATAGCAATAGTGTTACTCATATGTTTGACCGCCGGTTTACTTTTCGGTATAGGATATCTTTATTTCAATAGATAGGAGAAAGAAATGGAATATTCATTCGGAATACCTCTTACAAAGACAGTAAGTGTTAACTCAGATCTTACAGACCGTAGGACAAAATACGTTAGAACTAGAATAAAACAACTGCATGAAGATATGTCAAAAGCCAAAGATCCACATGATCAACAATGGTACAATAGACTTATACAAGAACTAGAATGGGTAGAACAAATGAGAAAGAAACCTACTCATAACTGCTATATGCAGGACACAGATGCAAGGAAATGGTTTAGTTAAGTACGCATATAATGGCGTCTAAAACGCATTTTAAGGTCTCTGTAGCGGTGATTAGTTATGCTTTAGTATACTTGATGCCATAGGAAAAATCGCCGCTATAACCGACGCACAGGCGTGGGCAATATCCATATGTTCTTTTTGAGTACCGTTTGCTCCACGTAATTCAATATAGTGAATCCAACTACGTAAACTGCCATTCATATATAGGCGTGTTTTGGTTAATCCTTCTGGCAAAACAACACGAGCCTGTTCTTTTGCTATACCGTTTTGGATCGCCCAGTCATATGCTTCTTTGGCTGTCTCAATAACCTTTTTCTGATATCTTCCCCAATCCATTTCTAGTTGTTGATCATTTACTTCTATACTGTTTTGTCTGTTTTTAGTATCTTGTAAACGTGGCTCGCGGAATGTAAACGTGTCTTTCATATCCTGTGGATTAGCATATCTTTGACTGAATTCTTGGAAACTAAAACTACGATGTCTTACTATTTGGTGTGCTATATCTCTTGTGGTATCAATTTCTAAACAAGCATTTACCATTTCTAATGGTGACCAATGTCCCCATTTAATAAGATATCCAATTAATTTTTCTGCCGTCTCTTTATTCATTTGATTGGAAGGATTGCTTACTCTTGCACAAAAGGCAATAAAGTCTTGCACATTTTCTAGTCCTTCTGCTTCAAAAGCCTCTGCTGGCTTTGAATATGAAACTAACCTAACATTCATTTTTTCTTTCCTTCTCTTTTCATCTTGAAATTTATTTTCTTTGCAAAACTGTTTTTTGCTTTTGTAATATTTTCCATCATTTCATCTATACGAATACTAAAGTCTATATCAACAATATTTTGTTTATTTTTTGACAGGATTGCATTTACCTGTTCCGATGCATGATGTAAACTACGTGAATTAGCAACGATGCTTTTAACATCGATGATCATGTTTTTATTATTTTTGAGATTTATTTTTAAGTGATTAATGTATCGAATGGGAAGACTTTTGATATTAATTGTATCTAATACATCTTCCCAATCGGCATCGAAGGTTGATTTATTTTTATCTAATAGAATTTTGCCTGATGGCTTGTCTTCCATTACGCATCTACTGTATCTTTTTTAGAAGTTTTTTTACTAGCCGATGCAGGTGGATCGATCTCATCTGCTCTACGTCTAAGTTCAATAACTTCTTTGTATAAAGTATCTGCTCTGTTTCTGTAATTACGTGCAGTATCTTTCTTGGTTAAAGCAGTATCTTCATTTGATTCTTCTTTAACTGCAAGTTCAGAAATACTTACACCTCTTTGTTCAGCAATATGCTCGTTCAACTTATCTAAAGTTAACCAAGTTTCTTTTTGCGGACTAGGAGTTACAGTTACATCTTTTGTTTCAACTTTGACTAACAAATTTTGTTGTGCTAAAGTAACAAGCATATTGTTACCATCAGCAAACTTTTTAGGTGCTAGTACAGTCGCAAGTTCAAAAGCATCTTGTCCGTTTTGTGACTCAACCACTTTGAATAGTTCATCGTGATATGATGCAGTCAATCTTTCTGTAGGAATGACTAATGCATTTAAAGGTTCATTCGGAAGTGTTCTGTATGCTAGAACTACTTTTTTACCTGCGAAGTTTCCAACGTGTTTTACTTGTGTTGCCATAAACTTCTCCTTAGGCCTTTGGTGCTTCAGCAGTTGCTGGAGCCTCTCCGGCTTTTTGTTCTGCTGGCTTCACTGCATTTAAGAATTGTTCTAATCTATTATAAGTGTTACCAACTACTGTCATTTCTGCCGCTTTAAAAGTTCCTCTGGAACAAGCAACATCAATAATTGTTTTTAGTGCCTGCAAGTCAGTAACAGTTAATTCTGGTGCTGACGGATTAGCAGGGTTGGCAGGATTATTTGGATCAGGTTTAGCCTGATTTGCACTCGCGTCTGCCGCCGGTGCTTCTTTTTTGATTTCTTCTGTCATAAAATAAAATCTCCTTCGTACTATTAATTATACTATCTTTATATCCTGAGATGCAAGAACTGGACAAGCCAAACTGAAAAATGAACTTTCTGATGCGTCTTCAAAACCCAAAATGTAAATTTGTTCAATTTTGTTGTCCAAAATTTCTAAATCTTGTACCATGCAGAATCTACTGCTTAGATTATTATATATCCATCTTTTAATCAACTCAACTTTTTCTGAACCATAGTAAAGTTCAGACTTCAATCTAAGTTTTTCAAAATGAATAGGTATATAATCTAATTCACGGATGTCCAAAACATTTAAAGGATTAGGTTCTTGTGCAAGTAATCTCATTAATTACAGCCTGAAACACATATCATTAACTGTTCTCCTGTAATTGCAAGATGTACAATATGTACAACTAATGCAGTACCAAAGATTGTTAAGAATGTCATTACGCCGCCTCCTTTAAGTCATAGTGACAAGTAATACCGTGTGGTGCTTCTATTGAAGTATCAGAGTGTATAATCCAAACTGTATCGCAATAATTTTCATCACCCCAGTTCCATGAGTATCCATCAGTGAATACTAATAGTTTCTTAGGAGTAATACCTTGTTCTTTCATATACTTCCAATTTGCATCAAAGTCAGTACCGCCACCGCCATGCAATTCATAATTTTCAATTGAATCAGGTGTGTCTGGTGTAAAGTCTTGTTCGTTGTAGACTTCGGTATCAAAACACCATACTTTAATTTTGTAATCATCATATTGATCACAAATTCCTTTTACTTCACTTAAGAAGTCTTTTGCCTCACGACTACCAATACTGCCACTCATATCAAGTGCAATAGCAATATCAATTGTGTCTTCATAGTCCATACCAGGAAGTACTGCTGAAGTATGCCAACCTTTACGTGATGGACGCATAAAGGAGTAATTACTTTTAATTACAGATTGAATCTGTTGATTAAGTATTTCTCTCCAATTCATCTTAGGCTCAGTAAGTTCTTGAATAATACGAGCAACACCTTTTGGCACATTACCTACGCCAGCCGCCTGTGCTGATGAAATCATTGCTTCTTTCATTTCATCACGTATCTTACGTAATTCTTCTTTAGAATATGTAGGTTGGCTCTTTTTGCCTTTTTGCTTTTTAGTTTTACCTGCAGGACCTTGACCTTTGCCTTTTTCCCAATCAATATGTTCGTCAAGAAGTTTACCTAGTTGCTCTAAAGTTTCATTATCATATTTTTTGTAGATATCATCATACACTGCCTCAGTTGCCCAACCATAGTATTTAGGATCATGGAATGGCTTAACCTGTGTAATCATCTCACCAATATTGTGTCTAACAAGATCTCCATTAACACAATAGTCTGCGGCAATGTTAAAGATTTGTGGATCTCTACTATCTCTACGAGTAAAGTGATCATATACACAATGTAGTATTTCGTGACCAAACAAAAACTCTGTTTGTTTAGGATTAAGTTTGTCTATAAAATTTTCATTGTAGAAAAACTTTCTACCATCAGTGGCCGCCGTTGCACACCAATCAGTTGCATCTTCTAATACAAGTCTTGTTGCAAGATTACCAAAGAAAGGTTGCCTAATGAGCAAACCAATTCTGGCAGTGATAAGTTTTTCTTTTACTTTTTCGGAACTAACATCAGGATTTTTTTCATAGATTTTACCATCCATCATTTCCTGTTCTACGGCTGTTGTTGCTTGTGACATAATAACCTCTTTCTAACTATATTTACAGTATAGCATCATACGGTTTTTTGTCAACCTAAAATTGGTCTAAAAATGCAATTTGCATATCCAATTTGGATTGTTTGTACGATTTTGCTTCTACTATATGTTGTGGTGTAAAATCACCTGGAGCAAATATATTTTGTGTCAATTTTGCAGGTAAAAGTTCTGTTTTAAGTCCATCTCCTGCGTCTACTACATATGGTAATAAGTCTTCTTTGGCTATCACAGATGCCGCCTCGCGATCACAAATGAGCAAAAATTGGGCATAGGTATCTGGTAAAGTTCTTCCTTCACTACTGCCACGTGTATTGATTAATTGTAAATCGCTAACATAAATTTTTGGCTTTTTTCTTTTTTTGGTGTACAAAGATCCATCTGTGTATTTCATTTCAATTGTAACACCTTCTGGTCCAATATGATCAACACCTTCTTTGTTCACATATTCAAGTTCGTTATTACTGAATCTTTCTAATGCACGTTCAAATAAATCACTTTTATCAAAACGAAGTTTACGTTCATTTAGTTCGTCACCTATTGCATTTACTAGACTTACATACTTTGTCCAATCTACATGGTCACGTAACCAGTTTCTTAATTCTACAGTTTGCATAATATAATCCTTTGCAACTGTATATATTATAATATCTTTTTCGGGGAATTACAAGTGAAATAAAGCGAGGGGATCCGAAGACCCCCTCTATAGTTAGTTACGACGTCATCGCCGCTTGTACGTACTTGCCGTACTTGTTATGGAACCTATCAAAATTCTTTAGGTCCTTTGGTGAAAATGGAAGTTTGTAAGTTGAAATTGCAACTCTAGTTCCCATCACAACAAGTTCAGTATCGAAGTTGTCCATCATGAAGCCAAAAAAGTTATCAGCCATTTTGTTCCAAGATTGAACTTTCTTCTTGTACGCCTCTTGTAGTTCATAGCACATTGAAACAGTCAATGAGTACATAGCACTAATGTCTGTTGTCTCCATGCTCTTCACTTTACCGGACAAAATGTCCGTTGGATTTGGCAATTTAGAAGCAACCTTTCGGTGTGCCGCAAATTTAACTGCCAACCCTTCTCCAACTGCACCTGCCACGAGGTCTGTCAATGTGTTTTCAGGCAGATCGTCATCGAGAAGTTCGCTCACGAAACTCCAACTTCTTGGAGTAGCAAATGCTCTTGAACTGCTCTTAGGATCAAAATCATAAAGATCTTGTTTCGCAAAAGAAACATATCCAACAACATCTGGGTGAATCTTGTTTTCAGTTGCCCACTGCAACCAATCTTCGAAGTCTACTCTCATTTCCAAGTGTACAAATCTGTTGGACAATGGAGCAGGCATTCTGTAAGTAACACCTTTATCTGTTTCCCTGTTACCCGCCGCTACAATAACAACGTTATCAGGAAGTTTATAAGAACCAACCCTACGGTTAAGAATAAGTTGGTATGCCGCGGCTTGCACAGCCGGAGCCGCCGAGTTCATTTCGTCCAAGAAAAGTACAATGGTCTTATATTTCTTAGCCATTGCCTCGTCTGGCAATTCAACAGGCGGTGCCCATTTCATTGTATTGTCGTTGGCGGCATAATACGGCATACCCTTGACATCAGTTGGATCCCATAGTGACAATCTGATGTCAATTAAAAATGATTTTTCCAAAGCATCAGTAATCTGTTGCATAATATCAGATTTACCAATACCTGGAGGACCCCATAAAAATAAGGGTCTTTTCTTTTTCATTGCGTGTTGCAGTGCCACCTTTGCTTCATTAGGTGTAACTGTACGTGCTTCTGTGTTTGTTTGTGTTGACATTTTAACCTCTTTCTGTTTAACTAACTATAATATTAATATAGCATCATTATACATATAGTCAACCACTATTTGTAATTATTTTTGGATTTTTTTTGGATTATTTGTCCAAAATGACTAGGCGTTCTCTAGTTCTTTGGCCATTGCTCTTGCTAAACCGTATTGTTTTATATCACCAGCAAACATCATAAGTTGTAAAGCCATCTTTTCGCTTAATACATATATGCGTTTTTTTGTTACATAATACGGACTATCTATAAATTCATCTAGATATAGATATACTTGCGGTGTAAAGTGAATATCGTTCGGGAAGTGTATTTCGTGAACTTTAAGGTCTGCTTTGTTGATAACAAAATCAAATCCTTCTTTAGTAAGTCTTAATCCACTATCCCCTTTTGCCCTGATATTTTGCCACCACAGTATATGATACTTTTTAATAGTATCTTCTGTTGGTTCTATTTCAGAAGCAATTAAGAATGTTTTTGTGTATGCTGTCTTCTTATCCATTAGAGAACTTCACCGCTAGTTAATTTTACTACCTTAAAGTCCTCTGTATTGAATAATTTGTTTAATTTTTTTGCTAGGTTGTGGGCATGGCCCGGATTACTAAACGATACTTTCTTATACTTAGGACCTGGTGTAGGTGATACTGCACTACTACTTTTCAAGTTAAAAGGCTTTCCGTTATAAAACACTGCCCATATGGCAATAGCATCTAGAACTTCTTCACTTCTAAATGTGTTCTTATCTGTGTGCTTTAATAACACGTTGGGTTTAGGTCTACTCATATATACGTCTCTCGTTAAAAAACTACGTATATATTTATTCTAATTTAGAGTTTTCCACCGTCCATTTGTATGGATATTGCTTCTTGTTCTGTTGGTTTACTGTCCTGTAACTCCACTAGCCTAGCAAGTACCATGCTTATACTATCTGCTAGGTCTCTGTATTGCTTCTGATCTAGTTTAAGTTCTCTAGTCTGTTTTTTAGAAGCAATTTTTACATTTTGCAAGAAGTCTTCTATTGCTATTGTATTAAGATTTTTTCGAGACACGTGCCAATGTTTCCTTCATTTCTAAGTCTGTTGTAAAAGGACCTTTGTATGGATACCTTTGCAAAGTAATTAGTTTAGGGCAAAAACTCTTTACCCAGCCTTTTGCAAATTGTATACAGTAATATCCTGCACAATATAGACTTTTGCTTTTCCTACTTTTGCTAAACAACGGTAATCCGTCTTTTACATTGTACAAAGGATTGAAAGGTTTAGTAGATGTAGGGTATCCATAAACTTCCTTTGCATATAAGTCTGTTTGTATTTTGTTTTTGACAGTTTGTTCAAAAAAGTTCTCACCAAACGTCTTATATATTTCATCCATGTTGTCAAACTTAATTTTTTCAAGTTTTGTAATGAAGTAATAACAGTTTGTGTCTTTTTGTAAAGTGCCAACTTTACGTCCTCTATCCTGTACTATCCAGAATTTATTAGGAACTAATTGCTTGGCTAACATTTTCACCTCCGTATTTTGCGTTCAGTGGCTCTGCAAATGATTGCGCCTGATCGCTTATTTTGTTTAAATCATAAGACCCTGCAAATTGTACAAGGCGTACTCCAACCTGTTTAACATCTTTAGGCTGTTCTGTTGCTTCTTCTATAGTATCATTAATAATCTTTCTAATGTTACTAGGTTGTGCAGTTAGGTCGCACAATGTTACGTTTCTATTGTAATCATCAAGTACTCTATGTTCTTTTTCTTCATGATCAACCCAACGTTGTAACATCAAGTTATTCCAGTTGTATCCTTTTGATCCTCTATCAGCAAATGCTTCTGTTAATCCTACTTTATTCTTTGTGCCTTTTATACGAACACC